TTTTTGCCATGGCTTTAGGGATAATGAATCACTTCCAAATCTGCTAGTTAAGAAATCTGATTTATCTATTAAACTATCTCTGTGAATAATATTATTTATAGTTGAAATAGTTCCTTTAATAAATGCTAATTTATTTGTTTTAGATGCACCTTGAATTGCACTTGCAAAGTTAGTCATAGCACTTCTAACATTGTAACCTGTCATATTAGAACCTACTTGTTTTTTAGCAGTATTTAAAATGCTATATACTTTTCTACCAAGAAGTTCTTCTGCACCACGATCCACTTTACCTTTTTTATTGGCTAGTGCATTTGCTTGTTCATCTAACCATGCAGCATATTTTGCTAATTTATTAGATTGAATATCTTCCACTCTTTTTGCAAATTGTTCTTCTGTCATATTATCTACGTTGTCATAGCCATGCATTGAACCATATGTATCCCTTATCAATTTACTTAGTGTTCTATACCTTTGAATATCTTCTGTATGGAATATTAAATTAGATGCTCCCTCTAGGTATCCATCAATACCTGAAATAGCATCATACTGTGTTTTCATACCCATACGTTTTAATGCACTAGCAAAGTATTGTTTACCAGGCTTAAATTGGTCTGTTAATCCATTGATATCAGTTGGTAAAGAATCAGATTGTAAACTTTCTCTATTAAGTGGTGTACCAAATCTGCTGAATACATCATTTAAAGCTTGGAAGTGTCTCATATAATCTTGACGTTTATTTATCTTCTTATATCCCATTTCAGTTAATACACTATTTATTTGATCTATATACGAATCATATTTATTTCTTATTACATTAGCTGCATTTTTAATTTTATTTTGTGTAGCAACATCAGGAAATTCTATAGCAAGTTGTTTATCATCATATTTCCTTACTTCGCCTTTTTCAGTAATATATTGTTTTTCGCCATATTTTTGTACTGCTGCACTTTCTTTTGATCTAGCTTTTATTCCTAAATCCTTTAATGTAGTTCTTTCAGCATTTAACCATCTTGTTCTTTCCGCTTCATTATGTTTAGTTTGATTTATGGTAGCATCATTTATCTTTTGACCTATCTTATATCCAAATACTTTTTCATTTACTCTTATTGGGTCTGTTCTATTTAAATCAATTGCATTGATATCTTTTCCTTGTGCAATATCTTCTTCAGTAATACCCATTTCACTAAGTAATGCTGCTCTTATTTCATCTCTTGATAAAAGGTTTTCTCCATTTAACGCTTTTGAATATTCTTTATAGCTTATTTGATTATTTTTAACTTGCTCTGCTAATTTATAATCTTGAATACTATCAAATATCCAATCAGCAGCATCTGATATCGTTGCATCATCTAAATAAACATTTTGAGTAATGTAATTATCCATATTGGCTACATAAGATATTTGTTCTAATTGGTCTGTAGGATTTTTAATACTATCAGGAAAATATGTTGGAAACATTTCATGTAATTCTTGATATGCTTGATCTACTGATGTACCATCTTTACTAAATTTAATCTTTCCAAAATTTTCTTGTCTAAATCTACTATAGTCTGCAATATCTGATTTAATCTCTTGAGACACACTTATAGGATAATCTTTTAATTGCTTTTTGATGTCAGCAACATCTTCAATCCTTGTTTGAATGCTTTTAGAACTAAATCTTCTATCTATTATTTCTTGTATCTCATTTTTAGATATATCAGGGTTTTGACTTATTTCATATAAAACCTGTTTAAATTCTCCAACCTCTGAATTATTTAGAGATAATGCCTTTTTCATATTTCTAGTTATTTGATTTATAGTTTTACTATTCATAGGAGCAGTATCAGTTTGAGCTTGTAATTTAGTAACACGTTGATTATCTGTTTTTTTACTCTTTGTAGTATCTTCAACAACATCATCAAATGGCATCTCATCATTATTGTTTAATTCAACTTGTGATTGATTATTTGTAGTTTCGCTAGCCTTAGGTAGATTTATTTCAGCTTTAGGAAGTTTAACTTTTTCAAATTGTGTTTTAGTTCCTTTTCTTTCTGTTAGAGTATCAATTCCCTCTACGTTTCTACTAAATTTTAATTCGTCAAATTGATTGATTACTCTTTGTCTATCCCCCTCAATATTTGGATCATATTCAGTATATTGTAATCCAGCATCTTGTAATTGCTTTTTAAATTCAGCATCTAAAGTGTTTGGTATTACTATTTGTTGTACTTCATCTAATCCTACTGCTCTTTGTGGTTTAGCTTCAAAATAATCTGTAGGTATATTTTTTAAGTCATTTATACTTTTAACAATGCCATTTAGAATACTATCAGGTACTTTTTTATACCCATATTCATCTAGCATTTCTCTTAGTGTAGATATATTTTGTTCCTTTTTAGAAGCAAAATCAACTATATCTTCACTTACTTTTGAAAATGTAGTAAATGGATTAGAAGAGGTATATCCACCATAATATTCAGTTAATTTTGAAATACTATCACTTAAATTATCTTGTAATGGTTTTATATCATTATCTGCTGTGGATTTTAATCTTGTTTCTGCATTTTTTATTTCTTGTATAGAGTTAAATCTTTGACTCATGTTAGCTTGAATATTTCCAAAACCGCCACTAAAAATACTGGTATCTTGACCATTTATTGTTGATTTTCTTGTTAAAATTTTAACTATATTTGCCAAGTTGTATTTATCATGTGTTTGCCAAAAAGTTCTTCTTTTTCCTGATGAAGTTATATACTCTTTACCATTATATATTCCTTTTTCACCAAATATATCTTTTAATTTGTCTTTTAAATATTCATTTATTCCATTATCTATTGCTATTTGTCGAATTTCTTTTCTTGATAAATCTTTATCATAGTTTATATTATTTCTATCTAAATACTTATTTACAACATCATCTTCTCTTAAAACAGTATATATTAAATCTTCTACATTTGAATTTCTTTCTGCATAATCTTCTAAATAATAATCTCTTATTCCTATTTCATCTGCAACTTTTTCTAAATTATCTTTTATTATTTCACTATCTACTGTTGGAAAAGTTGGACTCCAAACATCTCTATCATATACTTCATTAGACTTTATTGCTGGGTCTATTGTTGATTTATCAAATAAAACTGATATATCTCCAAAGCTTTTATGATTTGTTATATTTGGATTAGTTATAGCAATACTTGGTACTGGGAATCCACCTAATTCGAGTATACCTTTCATTTTGTCCTCGCTTAAATTATGGATAGCCATTAAAGTACCTGTACTACCAGTATCAGCAGTTTTTAATTTAACATCTTTTCCAGTTTTATTATCGAATAATTTACCATCTATATTTATAGAATATCTAGTATCATTTTGTTTTTGTTTCAAAGAAAAAGAACTATTATCTAGTTCATTATTTCTCTTACCTTTTGCAAAATCATTGTTCTTGTTGCGTTCTCGTTCAATGTCCTCAAGTATTCTATCAACGAACTCTGATATTGTTTCTTCCCTTTGATTTTCAACATTATCCCAATTATCGTATCTTGATCTATCTTCAATTTCTTCAAAACTTGAATTATTACCTTTTCCTCTTTCGACAACATTTTCAATATCCTCCTTTATTTCTGATTGTATAAGTTTTATATAATCGGCATTATTATCTGTTATTGGTATGCGACTAATAATCTCATACCCATTTTCTTCATTTTTAGATATTTCATAGTAATTATTATAGTCGTTTACCATCAATTCTTCTGCAATGCCAGGTTGACTCTTTTGCATCATTTGGTTAAATAAAGTAGAAGATTTGTATTTATCTAAATTACCATCTATATTATACTCTATTTCTGCATTTTTTTCAATGTTATTAGAGTGTTTTTCAGTACCTGAAATAGATTCTTTATACTCAGATTGATATGCTTTTTCAAAGTTAGTTTTTACTTCATTCCAGAACTTATAATCAGCATCGTTTCTATGTTGGAAGTTTTCGATTAAATTCTTAACCCAATTGTAAATCCTTTTAGCTAAATTAGGTTTTTGTTGTACTAGTTGATTTATAAATTCTTTATTACCTAATTGTTCTTGTAATGCTATTGCAGTTATTTCTTCATCTATTTTAGATTTAAAATCTTCACTGTTAGGATCGTATAATAAGTTACCATCAGCATCTTGCAATTTTGCATATTCTGCTTCAAGTAAAGCTCTTTGTCGTAAATATTCAGAATTGTATCTTGAATCATTTTCTAATAAATTGATTACTTCATTTATTATTGTTTTCCCCTCATTAGATGATGCTATATCGTGAAACAATTCGTGTACGAATACTTCTGAAGCACTATAATTTTTTATTGTGTTTCGATTAAATGTTATAGTTCTTGTAATGCTTCCATCTTCATTTCTAGTTTCGCTCCACACACCATTTGAATTTTCATCTAAATTAGGATCAAAAACAATATTTACACCTCTATTAGAAGCGGCTTGTAATATTTGTTTTACATTATCATTTATTACTATTCCTGCATTTTGAGCATTTTTTATACTAGCAGTATAAATATCTATAGGATTAGAGTCATTTGAATAAGCTTCGCTTCTAAGATTAGCATTTTCAATATCATATGCCATCAAATCATCCCGTACTATTTTTTCAGCTGCAAGAGTTTGGCTGAGTTCCTTTGATTCATTTTTTAATTTATTCAGTTCTTCTTTTATATTTGCATTAGGTAATTTGCTATTCTTTTCTTCTAATGCTGCAATGTGATCTTTCACTTCATTAAATTTATTTTCTGTTTCTTTAATTTGCTCTGAATAAATATTGAGTTGTGTATCTTTTAATGCAGATAAATCAGTATTACCAGATTCTACTGCATACAAAATAAGATTAGCATCTGTTACCTTATTTTCATATAAATTATCCACAACATTCATAACATTATTTTTTTCTTCAACACTTAATTTAGTTCCAGTTTTTTCCTGAATGTTGTTAATAACGTAGTTATCTATATTTGATTTTCTAACACTTTTTACTGAAGCAGACCCTGCACTCATCATCGCAGAAGAAACGGCTGCAACCATAAATTCTTCTAATGTTTCCTTGCCCCATTCTTTCCATGACGGCAAATCTTCATCTTTAAATACATTATCAGCAAGCCATCTTTCAATTGAACTACCTACGAGTTCCTCAAAACCCTCTCCTACGCTACTTAGTCCTAGTTCAGTTATAAATTTTCCAACTCTACTTTTTACTTTGCTTTTAACAGAATCTATTAAAACTTTATCCAATTCTCCTTTGCCAAAGATTTCGCCCATACCACCAAACATTTTTTCAGTTCCTACTTCAATAGCCGATGAAATTAAAGCCCTTGTTGAAGCGTTGGATTTTTTTTCGCCGTTAAGCAATCTAGCATTATAATTTTGTGCATAAGATGATACACCCAACTCTGCTAAACTTGCGGTTTGACCTACATACGGAATAAGCGATATGGCAATATTAGGTAGCATCTGACCAACGTTATCGACAGCTTTATAATACAATTTTCCAATACCACTATCAGTATTATCGACTATCTTTTGACTTACCATTTCGCTATATGATGGCAACGTTACATATATTGTCTCTCCGAATTGATTAGTCGTTTTATACTGACTGCGAAACATAGGTAGTCCTCTGGTTAACCCACCTTTACCCGTTTCTCCTGTTTTTTGGAGAAAATTCATTGTTGAAACATCAGTATTCTCTGCTTTTTCCATATCTGCATAATATTGATATAAAGGTGTTGTATATTTTTCATCTAAATACTCATTATATTCTTTACTTTGAAAAAACTCTTTTTGTTTTGATAAAGTTTCTTGTTCTCTTTTAGCAAGCTTATTATAATCAGGCATTGAGCTTATCTTTTCCGCTGGTCTTTCATATAATGGTTTACTTAAATTTTCATTTATTGCAGAACTTCTAGTAGGTTCTTGTCCTCTCTCTGATATATATTTAGTATCAACACCGATTTCTTTAGCTTTTTCTGCAGATTTTTTTTCTGCTTTTGCTTCTTTTTTCTTTTGCTTTTTCAATGACTCAGCATAATTATTAGATTCTATAGTGGGTAAAACACTATACCCCGTGTTTTTAGTTTGTAATAATTCACTTTCTGTCATATTATTAGATTTAGATGTCGGCAATAATTCTGTATCGTTTATTATATTCTTTTCATCTATTTTTTGCCCAGTTATTCTTTCGAATCTAGAAGCTTGTTCTCTAGTAAACATATCATTATTTGCTTCGTTTATTTCATTACTTTGAAGCTTTTGACCTGTTATCCTTTCAAACCTATTAGCCTGTTCTTGAGTAAAAGAATTAGTTGTTGGCGTAACTGTTTCCACTTCATCCATTTTATGCCCAGTTATTCTTTCAAATCTAGATGCTATATCATTTCGTTGTTTCTTTTTTGCCATACTATCGCCACCTTACTATAATAATTTTTTCAATTGTTCTGCAGTTATTTTTCCACTTTTATATAATGCTTGTAATTGTGCATCATTGTACGCTTGTCTTCCAGCATTTAATACCTTAGTAACCCAATGACTTGAATTGTTATTTACAGGTAATAAATTTACATTAACATTTTGATTGTCGGATAACTCATATGCATCATTAGATCCTCCATTAGATGAACGTCTGCTACTTCCGCCACTGCTTCCTCCAGATGATCTAGTAGCATTAGCAAGGGATAATTCATATTGTTTTTGCCATTGTTGGTCTGCTATAGCATCTCTTTGTCTTTGATATGCCATCTTTTCATTAAATTGTCTTTGAGCTTCAGCTTGTTCTTTTTCATAGTTGATTTGTTTAATAACATTTTGATATCTATTGTAATAATTATCATTTAAGTTTTGACTATTGCTAAGTTGGTCAGTTTTAATTCTACCTGTATTAGTATAATAAGTAGATAAATAATCCATTTGCATTTTTAATACCTCTAATGCGTTTTCAGCTTTACCTACATCGTTTTGTAATCTTGCAGCATTTATATCGTTATCGAAAGCAGTAATTGCTCCTTGTAATGCAGTATTTGCTGCACTTACTCTATTTTGATAAGTAGTATAAGCTCCTAGTTTAGATGTTTCACTTACACCACTATTATTTAGATTACTACTTGCTAATAATTCTGCTTGTCTACCATACGGGTTAACATATGCCGTATAGTCATTTAAAGCTTTATTAGTCTCTCTCTTTTTTTCTTTTCTAGCTTCTTCCTTTTGTTGTTCTATTAAACCAGTATTATATTCTAATTGTTTATCTAAAATACTATCTTGCGTAGTTTTATAAGTATCTGCATATGTATTTTGCTTATCAAGTAATGTTTTTTGGTCTGCTAAAAGACCGTTATACATTGCATCACTCTTTTGTATTGCAGCTGCTTGTTCTTTTTGAACTTGTGTTAATCTTTGGTCATTCATTATACATTACCTCCTATCTTTTCATATAACCTGCGATAAATCCCTCTAAGGTGCAAGAAAAAAGTCCGAATGGTTTATTCGAACTGAATTTCAACTGTATTTCTTTAAACTTTTTATCTTTTATTCTATATGGAAAATATCCTTTTGCATCACTATATGCTTTCTTGTACTTATATGTACCATCTACTATAGTATGTAATATGATATTATCATTACCCATATTTTTTACATTAGCCACATTACCACGCTTATTAGTAGTCTTAGAATATCCTGGATAATCAAAATCATCTTTCTTAGTAGTCCAATAACTTTCTATGTCGTAAAAACGTTTGTTATTCTCCGTTTTAACATTTTCATTAGTATCATTAGTTTCATCTATACTGCCAGTTAATTTAAATAAATCTCCACTAGTATTTCCAATAAACACTTCTCCCCTGTACTCTTTTATAAATGTTATATTATTTGGTAATTCCCAATAATACCATTCATATTCAGTTTCATTTGTTCCATTTTGAAACATTTGTCTTGAATCAGCTAAATATATGTTGGAATCTATCAAACACAATAAATATCCATTCCATTCAGCTAGTTTTACTCTTTCATAGTTAGATTCTGCAAGCATTTTACTATCTACCATACTTGATCTATGAGTTAGTATTTGTTCACTATACATAGAACTAGAACCTATTGCTTCTAATCCTTGTTTTGAAAAGTATACTATATCATCATTAAAGTTAATTCCAGTTGACACACATCCCAGTGATACAGAACCATTTACTGCAGGATATATTTTGTCATACATTTCATCAAGCGTTGGTGTTAAATAATAAACCGAACTTGAATTTTGATTTATTTCTTTAAATACCCATAATACACTATTACCTGGTATTATTGCTCTAATTGGTGCAATATCTACACCACATTGTTGATAAGCAGTATCAGCAAAGTATCTAGGATCATTTAATTGACAACGATATACTAAATTAGGAAAATCAGGATTTCCACTAACAAATATCCTATTATCAAATTCACACATTAAATTACATTGCTTAACTCTATTTGCGTGTCCTACTACTTGCTTACATATTTTAATAGTTACTACTGAATCTGCACTTGGAGCAGTAGTAAATGTTATTATTCCGTTGTCTCTATCTACGGAAAAATCATCATCTTCTCTTACTACTGTTTGAATACCATCAGTATCTAATATTGTGCCCTCTACTCTATATATACTCTTAGCTGATAGGTTTCTATCGTCTAAATAATAATCCGTTGCTATACCATCAGCAATAAATCTATTAAATCTATAATCGCTTAACATATTTATTGGTTGATATACTGTGTCGGTATCTGTTGAATCATCTAAATTGCTAGAACCATCAGGATTACGATAATAACTTGTATAAGGTATCGTTCCCTCTACATCTGATAAAGTAATTCCATCAAATTCTAAATAGTTTATTCCATCCATAATAAACAAAGTGTCGTTGAATACAAAACTTCTACTATAATCTGGTTTCATTCCTACACTTTTTAGTATGTTTACTTGTGCAGGCGTTTGAGGATAGTTAGTCCATTCTACTAAGCTAGTATTTACGTGTACCAATACATGAGTTATATTATTTTTTTCAAAGAAAAAAAGACCATATATTTCGCCACTGAAATTGTCTAGTAGCTCCATACCTGGTCTTGTTTGTATACAATCATCATCTTTATAGTCTCGCCACATATTTACTGCATCTGGACTTCTATAATATGGTACTACCCCTCCAGTAAAGTCTACCCCTCTAAAATTATTATATCTACGTGTTAAAATATCGCTTAAACTTGCCATTAAATATCAATCCCCCCTACTATACTTATGATTCCTTTTGTATATCTTGGATCAATTGATTGTTTCATTTCAAGGTATCTTTCATAGAAGTATTTACCATATGAGCTTATCATATCCATTTTCAATAAATCTGCTGCTACACCATAAGGCATTATTTCTAATAATACTGGGTCTATTTCAAATTCATAAGTTTCATCGTATGCGTCTTTTTCTTCATCTGTTTCAAATTCTAATTGCATTAAATTAGGTGTCTTTGTGTAATATACATAGATATCTCCAACAAAATCATCATCTATTACCATTCTAGTTCCATTTACCATATTGTATTCTCTACTAGTTTCTGATAATGCTGGTTTTAATATTATTCTATTTATTTGGTATAAGTTAGGCAATTCATCTTTAAACTCTATTGTCTTATCTGTTTCTTCATCTACACTTATTGTTTTATAGGCTTCTATTGGTCTATATTTCATTAAGTCCATTTGAATTTCATTTATAACACCATTTATTTTAAATAATACGTCTTCATCTTCTGCCATTCCTGCAGCATCTGGATAATATTCTTCAATTAAACTAAATGTTTTAATTTTCATATCTTTAGCAGTCATATTATACCTCCTTATTTTTTATAAATTTCTTCTAAATCTTTAATATCCTCTTTTACATCATCTAAAGTACACATCTGATATTGAGGAATAATAAATCCCTCTTTTTCATCCCATATCAGTATACATCCCTCTGGTACAGTGGTAATTATTTTAGTTTCTTGTTTAACTGTATATTCTCCTTGTGTATATTCTTGATTGATATTAGTTGTTAAAGTTAAGTCTTTAAATTCTTGTGTAACTGTTCCGTCTTCTGTCTTATCACTGAATACGGTCGTCCTGTCTACTTTCTTACCATATAACTGTTTTAAATTTGGTCTTAATGTAAAATATTCTACTTTTTCTTTTTTCTTGGTCATTTTATTTTTCCTTTCTGGTCGTGTTGTGAGATTTGCACTCACTAAGTCTATTACACGATAAAAAGAGCCCTAAGGCTCTTATGCTTTACTACTTAGTTTTGATAACTACAATTTCATCAGGTCTAACAACTTTAGCACCGAATGCATATAGTCCTTTTAATGCATCTTCGAATGCATCTTGTGGTCTATAAGCTTCTACTTTGTTGATTTGTTCAACGAAAGCAACTGCGTGTTCAGTTCTTAGAATATTGTAAGTAGTATCATTAGCAGCAGTAGTTTGTCCTTTAGGTAATAGGTTTTCAATAGTAATGTTTGCATTACCATATTTTCCTACAATACCTTTTTTAGCCATATCAACATTGTCTGTTAATAGCTCAGTGATAGATGGTCTTAATACTTTATGGAATTTAGGACATACTTCTAACCAATAAGTATCTTGTACCTTACAATTGTTTCCATATAGAATTTCGAATCCGTCTTCTACTAGATCTAAAGCATTTGCTTTAGTTGGAGCAGTTGCAGTTGTTGAAGCAATTGTAGGTGTAGCAGCATCTACGCCAGCTTTAACGATTGATGCAACGTATTTATCTCCCTCTTCAGATAATGCTAGAGCTCCCTCTTTTGCACTTGCTTCCATAGCTCCTGGTACAGATTGAGCTTTGATGATATCATCTAAACCAATATTGAAATAATGGAATTGATCGATATCAATATCTACTGAAGTAGCTGCTACTGCATCTCTTGTAATAGATGTTCCAGGTACATATGGACGTACAGTTGGTCTAACTGCATTTAATACTCTTACTTTTGTAGCATTTTTACTATCCTTTTCATATTTAAAATCACAGTGATTTCTTAATGAAGTGATAGTTTCTAATGCTCTTTCGTAGGCTTTATGCCAAATTGTTTGTTTTGCATCGTTCATTTATATCACTCTCCCTTATTTTTTTCAATGCAAATATTATTTTCGGGAGGTCATTGATTTTCTGACAGTCTCCCATACACCAGGATCGTCTAAGTCTTCTAATGACATTTTGCTGATTTCTTCATCAGTGTAATAATCTTTAGTTCCTGTAGTCTTAGCATTCTTCATGCTTCCTGGGTTTTCTTTTTTCTTTTTTGGTTGGCTATTTTTATATAGACTATAGATATCTTTGATATCAACATTGCTATTAAACTTCTTTCTAAAGTCTTGAAAATCTTTTGTATTCAATAATTCTTCAGAAGCACCAACACTTAAAAGAGATTTTCTATCGTTTTCTTCGGTTAACTTTTCAGCTAATGTAGTAAACAATATTTTTTCTCTTTCATTTAAGTTTTTGTAGCCTATATTTGCTAGTCTATTTGCTTCTTCTTCCATAGAGGCATATCCCTCTTCGATAAATAGTTCAGCATCTCCTCTAGCAAGCACTTCTACATCGTGTTCACTCAATCCAGAATTGATTCTATCAGGTAACTTAACACCATCTTCTTCATAGAATTGTCTCAATTTAGAATTGGTATCATCTTCTTCAGATAGATTCAACGCAGTTCTTAATACATTGTCTGTATCTTGATACTTAGATAGTTCACGTTGATATTCTCTTTCTTTACGAGCTAATCTACGTTTTACTATGTCGTCTACTTCTTCTTGAGTAAACTTTTTGACTTCTTCTTTTTCTTCAGTTTCGATTGTTTCTTCGTTTTCCTCTACTTCTTCAGAGGTATCAGTCAATTCAATACCGTCCACATTTTCTTCTGTTGTTTGTGTTTCAACATTTTCAGATTCGTTAGTTTGTTCTAACATTTCTTCATTTTCCATTTTTTCCTCCCATTTAAAGTCCGTCGACTGTTAATTCCATCTTCTTTTAATGTCTTACAATGTTTGGACATGAAAAAAGCAACTATGCAGTTGCTTGATTTCCCTCTTGATTTCCCATGTACTCTGCTAACATTCCTCCTGCTTCTTGTTCGATATTATTTATATCTTGTGCATTTTGGTTAGCTTGTACTGCTTCTTGCTTCATTTGTTCAGCTTGCATTTGAATATTTTGTATTTGTCTTTGAGCTTCTTTTCTAGCTTCTAATATCATTTCTAGTTTAGCTTTAGGCATTACTGAATCTGAATCTAAAGACTTAACATATTCTTCAAATGTAATACCACCTTGCTTAAATAGATTTTCAAGTGATAATTCTTGAGCATATCTATCATATGATCCTCTTGGTGTAATATCCACTTTTACACTAGCTGATAAAGCATCTAATATATAACTAGGTATTTCTACTGTCTCTTTAGTAGTTTCATTTGTCATAGGATCAACTATTTCATTTTCAATTTTTAAAGCATCTTCTGGATATACTTTCCACATATCGAACCATATTCTAGCTATATCTTCTATAAAAGCTTTAAGCCCTTGTAATTGGTCTGTTAATGGTTGGTTTTGTGCATTTTGTACTGCTAGTATTGCTTTACCACTTGCTTGTTCTGGGTTTACAGAACCTGTTGTAATTTCACTAGCATTATTTAGTTCTCTAGAATATTGGATAAGTTCAGTTTGTAGCTTTTCACTATCTACCCCCATTTGTCCTGGAGATGTCATCATAAATACATCTGATGCTCTAGTATTACCCATATCTTTAAATTTGATTGTTGCACCAACTTTATTCACATCGTTGATATTATCAATTGCATCAACATTGATTACTCTTTGAGGATAACTAATTGACTTAGTAACTGCTGCTCTTCTCATAGCAGTTTTATTTATTTCTAATTGGTTAGGAATAAGCCCTCTAACTTCTCCTATTCCTCTAGCACTTCCCTCGTTATCTTCCCAGTTAAAGTGAGCTATAGGATATAAAGTTAATCCTGTATCTTCATCTTTTTTGATTTCACAAAATTGAGTTGATTGAGAAAAATGTACTGTTCCATCTTTCTTATAGAACTTAGTAATTAGCCAGCATTTATCTTCAAGTTCATCTTTTCCATCTATTCCTGCTATAGTAGATGTATCACTATCTCCACGAATAGATTCTAGTTCTTCAGCTTTTACCCCATTTTCTTCAGCTATTTTCTTTAATTCCATTACAGGTTTTCTTTGCCTTATCAAGATATAAGGTTGTTCCTGAATGTTGTCATCATTTTCATCGCCATACATAATATCATTCTTTGATATTATTTCATTGATAGGCATATCTAAATCTTCATTATATGTTACATAGGCAATTGCTTCATCGTTTATACAAGCTTGTCTTGCCCACTTTCTAACTTTAGAATCCATAAAGTCTTTATCCCACGTTTTACTAGCCATCTTGTTAAGTAAATCGCAAGACTTTTGAGCTGCATCTAAGAACTCACTGTTTTCAATATTTTCAGGACTATAGTTTATTGCAAATAGATTAGATGTAATAGTAGATACCTTATGTTTTACTATAGGTTTTATTACATTGTATTGAATCTTTTCTATACCTGATACTTTAAGTCCTGCCCATTGATCTCCATTAAACATTCTAAAATTAGTATCACTGTCTGAAAAAATGTTTTTTCTATGCATAAAGGTTAAAGACTTTTCATATAGTTCCCATATTTCAGTTTTAATCAGTTCCTTTAAATCCATACATTACCTCCTATTCTGGAAATTCTTTTTGTCCGTATGGTGTTCCGTCATATGCATCAATGTTTGCTAAGTTTATTTCTTCTATCTCAGCCTCTTTAGCAATCTTTTCTTCCTGTTTCTTTGCAATCTTTTTTTCTTTAATCTTCTTAACAGGGTTTTCAACCGCTATTTTTTCATTGTTTCTTAACTTAACACCGAATGATAAACCAATGGTAAATGATATCAAAATAAAAACACCATTCACGGTGCATAAAATAATACTATTTATCATTGTTCTTACTTTCTTTCTTTTTCTTTGGTGTATCTTTCTTAGTTGTCTTTACTTCTTCTTTTACCTCAGGTTCTACTCTATATCTTTCCCTGAACACTTTCTTTTTCATTCTTTCCCTCCTATACTATTGTTATTGCTTCTCCATAATCAAATCCTCCAGTATCTTCTATTTCAAAATTGATTACGAAGTCGTCTTTTTTTATTTCTTTACTAGGTGCTATTCTGCTTATGCAAAAATATCTTAATGCATCGCATATATGTGTTAATTCATGTGGCTCATTTGCACAATCGTTAACGTCTTTATCATCGTGTTGTATCTGTGGTAAATATTCTATTAAGTACTTGCAAGTATAAAATATTATGATATCTGATTTTAGTTCTTCTTCCCCTGTTTGTTCATTACGTGATTTTCTTATCTTTAACCACTCTTTTATTGATAACCATCCAGGCTTTCTAGCATTGCTTGCTTTTGTTAATACAACACCATTTTCTCTAAATATCTCAGCAGTACTTTTACCTGTATGTCTATCAGTTGCCCATAAATCTGGTGGAGCATATATTGCTTTGAATTTCTTCTTTCGCATATAGCTCTTTAACATTTGAGCTGCTTCTGATACTATCAATCCCTCTTTATGTATTTCATTGTATACATAAGCCTTACCTTTAGTATCTACTGCTATAAATAATACTGCAAATTTATCTAGACCATAGTCTAGTGTAATATATTTATCCCATGTATCTGGAATATCCATAGGTTCGCACACATGGACGCTTCTATTAAACTCACTAAAGAATTGTCCATCATATATATCCCAATCTCCAAATTTTAAAGCCTTACGTTCTTTTTCTGGTAGATTGTCTAACCTCTTAATGTAATCAGGGTCTTTTTCAACTATGAATTTATTATCTGCTACTAAACTAGGAATAAATATTCTTGTTGATTCTTCTCCTGAATCTAATTTACACACATGCACTTTGTTAGGTTCGCCTATGTCAATAAATCTTTTCTTAACCCATACGTGTCCTACACCACCTGGATTAGTACTTGATTTAATATGCTTAGGATAATCATTAGCTCCCCTACATCTTGATATCATATATGTATACATAAACTCGGTAAAGTGTGTTAACTCATCAAATCGTATAACATCATACTCTGCCGATTGATATTGATATACATCTTTTTCATATTGGATATAACCAAAATCTATAATACTTCCATTATTGAATTTCCAAGTATGCTTTGATTCATTATAACTTGCTATTGATAATGGATATATTTCTCTACTTTTTCTAATCAATGATTTTTCTAGATCAGCAAATGTACTACGGAATATTATCTGTGATGACTTAGGATATTTTAATGCATATAACAATGCATCTACTAATTGACCGTGTGATTTTCCACCACCTGCAGCTCCTCCAAATAATACTTCAAAAGGTTCAGCTTGTATAAATAGATTTTGTTTTTTAGTTATTGTTAGATTTAAATTTAACATTATTCAATTACCTTTACACTTACCTCTATTTGTGTATTATCTAACTCTACCTTTTGTACATACTCTCCTGTCATCTTATTTAATGTATCAATTGCTTTTATTTTAGAGTTAATATCAGCTGGTCTTTCATATATTACTTTTTCTCCATCGTCATAATAATAAGTCTCTTCTTTTTCTTTTCCTGTTACTACATCAGATAGGAATTTCATTCTTTCTTGAGCAGTTAATATATCACGTTCTAATATCTTCTCTCTTAATTCCTTGTACCTTTCCTGTACCTTTTCTGAATTGAATAGTACTGATGCCTTGCTATCTATTGATTCATCTTTGTATTTTGCATTATATGCATCCTTGTATGCTTCTCTTTGGCTCATACCATTTAATAGATTAGTAATAAACTTTTCTTGTCTTTGATTTAACACAATATCATCTCCTATTTTTTATTGAGTTTTGTTTCTCACTTTTTTTCTTATTTCAGGTTATAAAGGTAGAAAGGATTATACTTTTTAAAGTTATAAGTATGTGCATTAAATGAATCAAATAAAATAATAAAGATTATTGGATATTTATAAATAATACTAGCGATCGTTTGCTTAGTTTTTATTAACCTTTATAACCTCAAATAAAAAAGAGTATAAATTATATACTCTACTTTGCCATTACCTATTTCCTAGATAGGTAGCGATACTAGGTTTACCCCCGTTACTGGGTCAAGCCACCTATATAAGTAATTGGTCTTGTTACTACTTAATAGTAGTATAATAGCGATATTTGGATTTTTGTGAGGTGCTACCTCTAAAACTCTATTTCAAGCACTCGGACTTATCTAGATATATAACCTTTCCGACCTAAAGTTTTTAATATCACTATTATACTGCCATTAGGCAGCATGTACTTGTCTAAAACACTATTCTATGTGGACTATTCCACACTATCATAGTACCATATCTAAAAAGGACATTGTCGGACATTTTTCATTTTAACCCATATATTCTCCTGCATTGTCTTTCAGAATAATAAGTTATTCTGCTTATTTCTTCCCAACTTAGTTTTTCTTCTTCTCTTAGAAATGTAATAAATTCTTTTTCTGATGATGACTTCATATTTTTTATCTTTTCTAAATATCTTTGTTCATATGCTAATAAACTTTGATGTTTGGCAAATATTGTTTCATCATATTGTTCGTCTTTTATCATATACTGAGCAAAACGATCTGATGTAGAAGTTGGCTTGCTTGTTACTATATCTTTAAACTTTGTTGCTCCTGGTTGTGTCTTTTCAAAATTGATTTTCTTTAATGTTAGATATAATTCTAAATCATCCTCTAGTTCTTTTATGATATGTTTTAATTCTTTTATGGTTAGCTCTTTTTCTAGTATCATATTAAGCCTCCACTATTATGTTGTTTACCTCTAAATGTATTCTCTTTATAATTTCTTTTATTGCACCAAAATCCCTGACTGATATTTTTTCTTTTATTGTTAATGTCTTAAGTATAAAGTTATATTCCATTCTATAACTTTTTCCTATGTAATAACATATCCTTTCAGGTATTGTCATTTTCTATCCTTTGAAGTTGTCTATTTACTTTGTATTTATATTCTTCCATCAATTCATCTTCAGTATATCGAATAATATATTTTAATTGATCCATGCAAATAGTTACATCAGCTATTTCTTCTTGCATATTGCTTAGTATCTCTCCTGTAATGTCGCCCTCTAATTCATCATATTTTCTAGACCACTTGCATAAAACTTTAATAAGTTCACTCATTTCTTCTATCCATACAGGTATCTGAGCTTTAACACCATAATGATCTAGTATCTTTATGTTATTTTCAAATATTTCTTTCATTTCTTTTTACCCCTTTCTTCCATATATTCTATAATCACTTTCTTTAGTTGTTTTCTTTTAGATATAGTCCACTTTTTTGTACACATTCCACAAACTTTTAATAAATCTATATATTCTTGTTTGCTCATTTTTCCCCTCCTTGTTTCGGTAATTCTTCTTTATAGTAATCAGGTAGATATTTTCCAAATTTATATTTCTTAGCTATTATATCCCACTTAGTTTCTATTTTTTTATTTTCTTCATTATATTTTTTGAATATTTCATTGCATTCATAGCACAATTCATAAATATAGAAATTGTCGGGAGCCATAAATGGATCTCCCAATATTTCTTTTCCACACCTATCGCAAATATGATATTCTTTTAACTTTTTCATTTTCCCTCCTTTAACATTTCTATAATTTCTACTATATATTCTTCTTTTCCGTCTTCTTCTAATATAAAATCACTAGTTATTTCTTCTGGGTGTAATTCACAATATTTTTCGTAAATTTCTTGATAGTGATTTGCAAAGTATTGTCCGTTAAGCATTATTTATTCTCCTTTACTTTCTAAATATTCTATTTGAGTATTTTTAATATTATTTAATTGTATAACCACATTATTTATACATTCTTTCCACTCTTTTATTGCCATTTCTTTTGCTCCATCTCCTAATGGTGGCATGGTTTCAAATGCTTGTATATATTCACTCATTTCCTTACAAGCTTTATTAAATTGCCTTATTGGTCTTGTCATTCCCAAATGTTTTTTACTCATACTTATTCTCCTTTATCTAATAAACTTAATAGTTCACTTAAATTAAGATTACCATTACCTTTTATTTCGCTTTCAGTAATTGCTTTTTTTATCTTTTCTCTTACTTCTTTTATGATATTGTCTTTTTGTTGTAATTGAACTTGTAATTTTTTTGCAATATTTAATATTCTTCTAGGACTATTGTTATCAATACAATTCATTTCATTACAATCACAATAACCTTTATCTAACAATTCTTCATATCTTTTTATAAAATGTTTATCTTCTTCACTCATTACTATCACTTCCTACTTTATCTAATATTTCTAAAAGTTCTTTTTGCATTTCTTGATGTATCTTACTATCAAATGTTTCTCCATAACATAATAATTTTTCTCTTACTATTCTTAGGATAAATTTTAATTGTTTTATTTCCTCTCTTGCATAATCTAATATCAATTTTGTTCTATTTAGTTCTTTTTCTAATTCTTTTTTTAACACTCTTTATCACTACTCCTAAAATCTAATGCTTTATCTATTCTTGATTGTAATTCTTCCCTTGAATCTCCATAAAATATTTTGCTTTCTATTGGTGTCTTATTTTCAAGATATTTAATATACTCTCTTTGCTTTTGATTTTCTTTAATCAAATGATCTATATTCTCTTCTTGTTTTTCGTTTCTAGCCTTATATTCCATAGCCAATTCTTCAGTTACGGATAATTGTTGTCTTAACTCTCCATTTATTCTTTGATGATCTTTTTCTATTTCTTGTAAATTAGTTATGTAATCTAATAATTTATCTGCTTCTCTACAAGTTAATCGTGATGCTCTACCAATAACTATTTGTTTTAATACATATAATATTTCTTTTATTTCTTTATTCATAATACCTCCTTAAATATTGCCATAAGAACATTTACGACTATGCTATCTCCTGCTAAATGATATAAACTACTATCACTTTGATTTTTTCTTACTTTTTCAAAATCTTCGTCTTTTACACCCATAAGTCTAAAACATTCTTTTGGTGTTAATTTTCTTATTTTTAAATCACTATTTACTATTCCTTCTTTTTGAGTTGTTTGTAATGTATCACTAACTTCTTTTCCTTGCATAAAGTTATCACTTTTAGAATATTGATATGTTCCTACACAATCTCCACGAGTAGTTAAAGTAATCATATTACCATCATTTTTTTCAACACACTTTTTATTGCCATCTAATATTTGTTGTGTATAACTATGTTTTATTACATCTCCTTCTTCTACTAAACCATCTTCAATGAGTTTGTTGCATAATTCTTTTTTTAATGTATCTTCTTTTATTGCTAAAAATGTGTTATTTCTAAAACTTACTCCTGTTGTAATAGTTCCACTTTTTTCTTTATCAATTCTTTTATTATATGTATCAATATAACAAGTATCATCTATTTCAATTTGTTCTAATGTTTCTTGCAAAGACTTATTGCCTACTCTTACTAATGGTTGTCTATTTTCACCTGACATAGTATCTAATGTTTGACATAAACCTTTATCAGTAATTTCTAATTTAACACTTGGTTTTGAAGCATTATAACTGCCACTTTCTAAACTTTCTATTTGTTTATCACTTAAATAATATTTCTCTGGTACATTATTTTCTAACATATCTTTTAGTTTCAATTTAAGTGGTATAGGTTTAGGGAATGTATAACTATAATCTCCTAGTATAGATACCATAAAACACCTATTTCTTGTTTGTGGTATTCCATAGTTGGTAGCAATTAAATCTTCTACATAGTTCTTATAACCTAATTCTTCAAGTCTTAATTGCCATTTATTGAAGTCTTTTATGTTATCAGTGCCATGCACTTGTGGTACATTTTCCATTAAAAGTATTTGTGGCATAGTACCTAATTCGTGGCACTCGGTCAATATTCTTTCTACCTCCCATAGCAAACCCGATCTAGTAGAAGTGTCACTCATTCCCTTTCCTTTGCCTGCTAGTGATAAATCTTGACACGGGAACGAGTAAGTTAATATATAATCATATTTGTCAGTATCTACTATATCTAAATCTTTACCTTTTACTTGTTGTATGTTTACTAAATTATTTGTTACATAAATATTTTCGTATATGGTGTATAAATCTATTTCTTTTAATCGTTTTATTTGCTCTAATGTCATTGGTTCATTATAATTACTTGATATACCTTTTTCATAAAGAAATTGAATTATTTCTTCTTTTGGTATATCTAATACACCTGATGGATTATATTCATAAGTCATATGTATATCTTTATATGCTTGAATACTTTTAATAGCCCACTCACATATTTTCCAATGCTCAAATGATACTCCTAGATATTTCAAAGCTAGTGCTTGGCTACCATATCCTGCAAAGAATTCTATCAAACGAATAGGTTTAGTGATTTTGTATTTAGGATACATTATGTCAAATATCGTTAGTTGACTCATAATTTACCTCACTATTGCAGTACAATAATCTGAGCTTTCCCACTCGTTCATACAGGTTTTAAAATTTTGATTATATTCTTTTTTACTTACAATAACTACAATGTTAAGTGTTATCACGAGTAACAGAATACTTACTATTATGTTTATTATTATTTCTTTTGATGATATATCCGTTTCCTTTTTCAAGTTTTATCCCTGCCTTTCTACAATATTCAATACAATCTTGTTTTTTCTCTGATGTATATATTCCCATTGAACCAAGTCCACCAATTTCTTCATTTTTTATGTATTCCCTATTCATCCACACAGTCCAAGTCTTTTTATCTTGACTATGTGTTAAGTCATACCATATTCTAATCTTTTTCATTTTGCTCCTTTTTAATTTCCTCTATGGTTAAAAACAAATCTTCTAATTGGTTTCTTTGGTGTATATCTTCTTTTTTTAAATCTCTTACTAATTCGATCAATAAATTAAGTTTCATAATGATATAATCTTGACCGACCATTTTCTTTAACCCCCTACGGCTAATTGTTTTCATTTTTTTCCTTTCTTTAAAACAATTTCATACTCGCAATTTCGCTAGGTGTTAAAGTTGGAATGCCAAGTTGCTCAGCTTCTTGTACTATTCCGTCTATGAATATCGACATTTCTTTAGTATCAAATTCACTACTTCCTTTGTAATATTTGTAATGAATAAATTGTTTTCCATTAACTTCCCCTTTACCTATAACTTCATAATATTTAAACCATCCATTTGGATTGATATCCTCACGCATACTTAATATTGTTGATTGCCCATAGTGTTTTAACATATCAACATATATTTCTTCTTTTGATTTTCTTACACTATCGGCAATCTTTCCTATCAATTCCCAAGCATATGCGTTTTGGCTTTTACTTCTTTTTTCTTTATGTTCTTTTATATCAAATTGTTTTTCTCTATCTTGTTTAAATAGCCACTTAACAATTGATTCTGCATTTCCTGTCATATAACCTCTTAAAATGGTAAATCTTCTTCAGTTATTTCTACTTCTTCACTAAATTCTTGATAAGGGTCTTCTTCAACTTTGTTTTGTTCAGTACTTACTTCTGTAGTTTTATTATCTTTTTTGCTATCTAAGTATGATAAGTTTTGTACTAAGACATAAGTTTTAAATCTTATTTCTCCTTTGTGTTCAAACTTTTCTACTCTAAGGTTTCCCTCAATAGCAACTTGACTGCCTTTGCCTTGATACTTCGCAAGGAGATCGGA